CAAACACCATTGTCAAGAGACAAATCATTTTCAGCCATTAATTATTTCCTTATGTATTTACATCATCCATTTCTTGACAGATTCAATAAAATGCTCTGGGTCACCTTTTCCGCCCTCTGTATTGTAATATTTCTTCCAGTATTCAGCCTGTCCTTCTATAGAACGAGGCAATTTCTTTGGTACTCTGCGATATTTAAGCCTGCAATGAACAATACCAGCAGCTATATTCTTTTCCAGGATTTCTCCCCAGATATCTTCTTCATACATTTGCCAATATTTAGTATCTACAAAACTTGCCTTTGCACAATTCTTCATTAATTCAGACCTGTACTTCAAATAATGCTGACAATTATCAACTGCAGAGGCTGGTTCCACCTGCCAAAACGATCTAGCCGGCCCATCCCCCATTTGCCGAATATATTCGTACCGACTTTCTACGATACCAGTAGCCAAAACTAGCATAATAGCATCTTTTGATGCATATTTCTCCCCCATTTGAAAACAGGTACTATGTATTAAACTTCTAAGCTGACTTATGCTAACCATGTTTTATGCGATTATCCAACTTTTTGGTACTTTTTTAGGCTTAAACCACGACTTCTTGTCCTTTTCCTGCTTGAAATTAGGAGGGAATGTATGCAAACAGGCATAATACAATGCCTCTATGGTATCATCGTGAGCCATTCGAGGGCCAAATGTAAGTATTTCATTGATTAAATCAAACATTGAATCCCTGACATAAATAGTACCCATACTGAACCTTCCGTTTAAGCCACTGTAAATTCTATTTCGCTTATGTTGTCCACCGGGTTTTTCAGGTATTACTGCAATATCATAGCGATTCAGTCGTTTTCTCTCTTCATTCAATGCCTGAAAAATAGACCTGTTCATAGCGACATCCTCAACAGTTGCTGAGATACAATGATATTTGTTATAAAGGTCTACTATATAATCAACAACCCCAAGTTTAGAACCACTATCATATTTTGAACCAAGAGTGGGAATAGACCGGTGTCTCTCATATTCTAAAACATAAGTATTATTGTTAATATCAATAGCTACTACCATCATTACAGAATAATCAGCCCCTTTAGTGTCAATATCCGTAGCTGGATCACAACCTATAAAAGTATTTACTGGAACTTTTTTCCCATCTATACATATATAGTTTATACCATCTTCATATTCAATATAACCTTCATATTTTCTAACATCACTTGATCTCCAAAGAGAATCCTCCTCACTCTGGACTTGCATGAAATATTCTTGATAAAACTTTGAAGGCTGACCAGAATCATAATAAAACTTCTTTTTCTGCTCCATAATCTTCTTTGTAAAAAAACTCCCCCATAAAAGATTATTATCCTCATCTATCGCTTTATGAGTAACAATTTTCCAAGCAAAATCCTTTTTATCTTTTATTGCTCGCTCATTCGCAATAAGTAAATTATTAATGAAACTATCATAATGTACGGGAGTGCCATTAACACGAAGCCTGCCAGTTTCCGGCTCCAACGCAGGATATACAACAGCAGTAACAAGATTCGCATTTTTATTTCTAGCATCAGCAGTGATCGTATTTTCTTCATGTTCAAAATCATCCAATATGATCAGATCGTACCTTTTATGTAGTTTCGCACCTCCACGAATACCAGTTACATTACTTTTTGAAATCAACTTGCATCCATTTTTTAGTTCTATATCCTCTTCTGTCCATTTGTTCCCTTTTAAATTCCCAAAAAAGTATCTTAATTGTTCATTATAATCCAAGTGATACTTTATATAATCCATATTTCCTGTAGCCAATTTTTGAGTAGCTGAAACCCAACCATAAAATAGCATATCATTAGAAGGACAAAATACAAAATCCTTTAAAATTGAAGCTTTTGTGAGAATAGTCTTACCATGACCCCTAGGTAAAATAAAAGCAGATTGTTTTACTGTAAGATCATCAATAACATCAGCCACTTCATAATGAAACGGGGGTGTCTCAGACCTTAAAAAGTCATTAGGAAGAAACAATTTACCAAACGCTATAAGATCATGATGAGCTAAATGTAGTGTTTCCTCTTCCTTACTTATATTCTTCGTGTTGATATTAGCCATTTATGAAAAACAGTTATTTTATATGAAAATTAGATATTTTTACCACAACTGCATTTATTCTTTTTATAATATCTAGAATAAACATAAATACAGAAAGCAGCAAATATTAGAACTATTATAAGTATGTCTACAACTGGGTTATCATCACCTGTCTCTATTGAACCTATAGGAGTTTGTACACGAATCTTTTGTGGTTGTGGTGGTGGGATTAACTGAATTAAAGTATCCTGCATTTCTCATTTACGTTTGCTAAGATAGAACTCCATAGAATAAGAACTATCCCAAGAAAACCCATACCTTTCAGGATTTTTCATAAACTTTGGATACTGCTTCGAGATTCCGGCCTTATCAGGTATCTTAGATATTATCTTTATTTTTCCTTTTCTCATTTAATTCTCCCAACAGTTTATACCTTCTTTGTTAAACTCTATAGTAACCCAACCAGTTCTTATCATAGGAAAGAATGAATATCTTGCATAATCCGCATATCTTAGAAACGAGCCTCCTCTTATATACCACCTTCTCCTCATCTTTTCTGTATTATCTTTCCCTATAATTAAACTATCCATAGGTTTAACATACAGTTGATGATTATGACCTAAAAAGAATATATCACCATCGCTATATACTGCCGCTATTTTATCAAGTTCTAAATCACCGTTTTTGCCACCACTTTTACCATGACCAGAGACAAGATTATAAGTCTCACCAGCTACTGTTACTCTTGTGTAACCGGGCATCCTATAGTATGGAGCATCTAATTCTTTTGCTAATACTTTACATACATCAAAGTCCAGAATATTAAAAGAACGTAAATAATCATGATTACCACCTCTAATAAACAAACATTTATCTTTTATTGGTTCTACCAATCTTACAAATTCTAAATATTGTTCCTCTGGTGGAATATCCTGACCTCTTTGATTTATTTTATAATGAGGTGGGATTAACTCTAATAAATCACCATTACCAAACCATCTCGCATTATCATCTTTTTCTATAATCTTAATAGCTTCTTCAAACTTTTTAAAATCATGCTCCACTGCTCCTACATGAATATCAGTAAGACCGTGTATTCTTAACTCTTCTCCACCATCTACTTCTAATATATCACCCGGTTCTACATATTTTAATGCGTGTAAAACATTAACATCAACCTGTATAGAAAAATACCTNTNACAATCATTACAGTTAAACTCCTGAGTCCTATTGCCAGTTACTAGTATCTTTGTACCATTCTTCTTCGTATGTAATGAATTACACTTAGGACACCTCAATAGATACCTCCGCACTCTCTGGTAATTTTCTCTTTACACCTTCTAGCTGCTCCGGAGAAAATCCTTGAAATAAACCAACAACTCCTGTCTCTATTTTTTTAGTTCCACCAAGAGTTCCTATAGCTCTCCCAAGCTCTTTAACTGCCTGCAACTGTACATTAGCATCCATACCATTATCAGCTATACACTTTAAACTGCTAAGTATATACTCATGATCTATCCCCAACTGACTAGCTACCTCTAATGCACTTGCTTCTATTTCTTTCATAACTCGCCTTTGTTTTAATAACACTATTGCTTTCTTTCTCGCTTTGCCGTCATCAGTTTCATTATAAGCATTCATATATGCCTTTACCGCATCAGCACCAGCAACAATATGTGTTGCAAATTCCTTTTCCCTGTTTGTTACCTTTTTACGCTCTATGATCCTTACTGAAGGATTCTTTATGGTTTTCGAAAAAGTGTACCTGTTACCATGTTGGTTAAAGTCAGAATCCATGAAAGTCGAGTCCTTGATAAGGAACGTACCAACTACAGTCCTGACCCAACCCCTTGAATTTATGTAGTTTTTCCTATCATTCGGGTGTTTTATACTGTTCGACACTTTAAGCAACTGAACGATACCTTTATCATCAGCAACAACCCATTCGTTTTGAGATCCAGCTTTCCAGTCTACATTTGGTGTTGGAGCCTGTTTCCCAAAATGGGAATAGTACTCATCAAGATCACTAAATACATAGTGTTTGACTTTCTTAATTATTCTAAAATCCAATTACTTCTTTTTTATAAAAGACATAGGTTTATAATCTCGACTGTTCGCCTGTGCGTAAAGATTGTCTATTAACTCCTGCACAGACTTAGCTATATAATATACAATACCATCTATCTCTATGGGGACTTGTCCCCTAGAAGCCTTAAACAAAACTTTCTCCATCTTTTCGAGAGATTCATTCCTTAGAGGATTTATTACGCTTGCCACCTTTCTTCTTCTCTTCTTTTAACTTAGCAATTATCTCTGCCTTTAACTTACGCTCTGCATGAATCCTATCACGCTCCTGCTCCCTTAACTGCTGAACCTTTGCAGCACCAACAAGATGAGCCTTACGATCTAAATCTTCACTTGTTAAATATCTTCCCATTTTTAATCCTTTTTTTTAATCTCTTATCTTTTATTAACTGACACTTAACACACAAACCATTAGGATGAATAAAGTATTCTAATTCCAACTTCTGACAATTAGAACACCACCTGTTAGCTAATGTACTATCTAGATTATCTATATTCTTAATCTTTTCCCATCCTCCCACCCCAAAAGGTAACTATAAAGTCAAGTCATATACAACTACTAAATGACCATGTTCTTTCAAAGAAAATATAAACAAAATGATGTATGCCTATACTTAACTCTGGTAGGGGGAAATCGGTTTATTGGAATCGGTTTTTGCGTTAGAAAGCGTTTTTACGATTCCTTAACAATAACAGGAGTTCACTATGAAAAACATACTCGACACACTAACTCAGTATCGGGATATTCTCACTAACATTGCAGGTAGACTAGTCAAATGCAACTTTGATGTCAGTCTCGATGTTTTCACGCTTGATGGTACCAGCTATCATTTGATTTGTTGGTTCAAGCACGATTGGGACAATGACGGCGTTTTGTACATGTCCAGTCAACAGTTCGTCACAAGCGATTCCATCACCAAGCGTTGGGAGTTTCACGAGTCTATCGGTGACAGAGAGGACGCTATGTTGTCTACAATGTATCCAAGTGATGCTTAGTTGACAATTCAGTGAATGCAACAGTCCCCCTCACGGGGGATTGTTGTTTGATGAACTCATAAGGGTCATAAGCATAGCATTATATCCATATGATGTATCACACACACATAGTACACATAATCAACTAACATGGTCATAAACATGAAAAGGAGAACAATCATGAGTAAAGGCATAAACATATTCAAACATTTCACACCCAAATCTGATGGTCATAAAGACATAGGTACAGACATCAAATACCCCATAGTTTACTGTCCTAAGGCTAATGACACTGTATCTGCTAATTATACTTCAGCAGGTATGATATGCAGTCATTGCAAAAAGATTTATTAATCAACAAACACGGAGACAATCATGATAAAGAGACTAATCAAATACATCAGTAGTATAGTTAAGCCAACAATCAATCACACGTCAGTAGATGATGCCAATGATATGATAGTATTCTTACAGAAAGAGATAAAGGATGCAGAAGAAGATCAAAGCAAAGTAGATCAACATGACTTTAGTGATTACCCAACATTAACAAATAGGAGACAATCATGACAGTACATTTAATCAGTTGTACATTAGATTATAATTACAATATAGATATAACCGTTCATGATGATTATATCTTTTTACCAGTTGCTAGAATCAATTTAAGAGATAAAGTAAGTGGTGAAATATATGTACCTGAGGTAGTTAAAGAGCCTGAGGGTAATTCATTTAAGATTGCAATAAAAGAATTAGTATGTATAACAGGAGACTAAACTTCATATAGTTGGAGGTACTGATGGTATAACCAAGCAACAAAAGCCCAGCCCGAGGCTTTGTATCGGGCAAAGATTTTAATTAAACAAAAACAGGAGATAATAATGACAACTAAATATAATCCATATCTTATTCAGGAGTGGGCAGGACTGTGTAAAACATGTGGTAAGCGTATTAAAGAAAGACTGAAATTATGCTATAAATGTTGGAGAATATCAAATCTCAAGACACAACATGCATTATATAGTGCCAATCAAATAATCAGAAACAATCACTGATGGTATTATTAGGATACTTTATAGGCATAATAATGTGGTTATGCATAGGTTATTACATTATAAGTTTAAGGAGATACTAATAACACATGGGGCTGTTTAGCATTGAGGCTAGGTATTGCCAGTAAATCAAAAAAGCACGTGCGGAAGGGCTCACTAATTGATTTATGTTATAGCGATTCTAGCCTCATTAACATGGGGCTGTTTAGCAACACACATCTCCTCCTCCTTCATAAGGAGTGTTGCCCACATACTACAGATAGACAGCCCCATTCTTTAAGTACTACACCGTCTAATACCGGAGAGGCATTGCCTTACCTAAATCCTGACGAGGTTGGAGTAGTTTAAATGATACGAAAGAAAATGCCTACGAGTATCAGCTTATTAAATTAGAGAGTATTTAGTACCAAGCAACACTATATGTAGTTGTGCAGCGTTATCTAGTCGCAATGCTGAGTATTCTCTATAATATGGGGAAGAGTTTGTTTTAATTTCCTGAGAGGGGTTAAAAATCAACCTTGCAGAGGTTGTTCTCTTCCCCATTTAACATTAAAGGAGAGTAATATGGAAAGAATATCACTAAACAGATTAAAGAACAAAATAGATTTCTTAAATCATCTAACAAAGAATCCTAAAGAGTCATATACTTTAGAAGATAATGAATTAATAAGACATTCAGGTAATTATCATTTATGTGGTGCTTATGGAGGTTGGGAATTAGATCAAATGTGTAAAAGTGGTGGTACAAGAAGTGTTTTTAATACTGGGCATATTCCAAAGCGTGAGTTATATAATTTAATTTGTGCTTATGTACAAGGTATTATTAGAACCCAAGACAACGAACTCTAAAAGGAGTAAACAATGAGAAAACTAACAGTTGATGAAATAATAGGTGGTCTTATAGTAGCTTATGAGAAACTACTCATATTAGCAACAGACCCAAACGAAGGTAGTCCAGCAGAATATCATCATGCAGTCGGTGAAGTGACAGCATTAAGGTGGGTATTAGGTCAAGAAATGTGTTCAATAGATAGTACAATGCCAGAAGATACAATGGCAGATTTTATTTTCTTATCAGATAAACAAAGAGATGATATTCTTGCAGTTGCAATGAAAATAAGTGATGAAAAGTTTGGTCAAATTCAA